GATATAGCTATTAAAATAGCGTCAGATATTGAGGAAATTAGCTTAACCCAGAACAAGTCTTTAACTGTACACCAGATAGAACAAATGGTATATGACAAGTTAATTCAATACAATCAATCATTAACAGCTAAAGCATATGAGGGATATAGAGCCATACAAGCATTTAAAAAAGAAGTTAATACAACTGACAGCAGCATACTAGGGTTATTAAATAAAACTAATGATGAAGTAGGTAATGAAAATTCAAATAAGGATAGCGCCCTAGCGTCAACTCAACGTGATTTAATAGCTGGAGAAATATCAAAAGATATAGCTAGAAGAAAATTAATACCAGCACATATTGTACAAGCACACGATAATGGGGTACTACATATCCACGATTTGGACTATTCGATGCAAAATATCTTCAATTGTTGTTTAATAAACTTAGAGGATATGCTTGATAATGGAACTGTTATAAATAATAAGTTACTGGAGCCTCCAAAGTCATTTAGTACAGCTTGTACGATAGTTACTCAGATAATAGCGCAAGTATCATCTGGTCAATATGGGGGTCAATCTATAACTATAAAACATTTAGCTAAGTACCTTAGAAAGTCATATGATAAGTTCTATAAGACTTATTTATCAAAGTTTGATAAGTCAACAGCGGCTAAATTAGCTGAGGATAGAATGATGGAGGACCTAGTAACTGGAGTACAAACAATACGCTATCAGCTTTCAACACTTCAAACTACTAACGGTCAAAATCCATTCTCTACTATTTACTTAGAGATAGAAGAGGGCCACGAGTATGAGCGTGAAATGGCGCTTATATGCGAAGAAATGATAAAACAAAGATTAGAAGGTATGAAGAATTATAAAGGTCAAGTGATAGGTGAAGAGTTCCCTAAACTTATTTACTTACTGGATGAACATAACTGTTTACAAGGGGGTAAATATGATTACATCACGAAACTATCAGCTAAATGTAATACTAAAAGATTAGTTCCAGATTATCAAAGTGCTAAAATAATGAGAAGTAACTATGAGGGTAATACATTCCCTGCGATGGGTTGTCGCAGCCATTTAAGTCCATTTAAGGATGAAAATGGAGATTATAAGTTCTATGGTAGATTTAACTGTGGTGTTATCAGTTTAAATTTAGTTCAAGTAGCATTAACAGCTAATAAAGATATGGATTTATTCTGGAAAATACTAGATGAAAGGCTATCTTTATGTAAAGAGGCATTATTATTTAGGCATAGTAACTTAAAAGGTACTACATCTGATATATCACCAATACACTGGCAATATGGGGCAATAGCTAGACTTAAAAAAGGTGAGAAAATAGATAAGTTATTAGAGAATGGTTATGCTACTATATCACTTGGATATGTAGGTATATATGAAATGACACAAGCTATGCTAGGTGTATCTCATACAACTAAAGAGGGTGAAAAATTCGCATTAGAGGTAATGAAATACTTAAAAGCAGCGTGTGATAAGTGGAAATCTGAAACTGGTATAGGATTTGGATTATATGGTACTCCAGGGGAAAGTTTAACATCAAGATTTTGTAGAATAGATAAGCAAAAATTCGGTGAAATAAAGAATGTAACTGATAGAATGTACTATACAAATAGTTACCACGTACACGTAACTGAGGAAATAGACGCCTTTGAAAAGCTGAAATTTGAAAGTCAGTTCCATAGTATAAGTGCTGGAGGGTGTATAAGCTACATAGAGGTTCCAGATATGAGTAACAACTTACCAGCTGTGGAGCAAATAATAAATTATATATACCACAATATACAATATGCTGAAATAAACTGTAAGCCTAGTGTATGTTATAAGTGTGGATTTGAAGGTGAAATAAAAATAGATGATAACTTAACTTGGTACTGTCCTAGCTGCGGTAATACTGACCAAAACGAAATGCAAGTAATGCGCCGCACGTGCGGATATATCGGAGCAAATATGTGGTCAAAAGGTAGAACGCAAGAGATAGCACAAAGAGTATTACACTTATAATAAACTGAGGTAATATCATATGAGATTTTCTAAAATAAAAGATAATGATATAGCAAATGGGGAAGGGATAGTATTATCCCTTTGGACCCAAGGCTGTCCGCACCACTGTAAGGGTTGTTTCAATGTTGAAACTTGGGATTTCAACGGGGGTAGAGAATTTACAGCTAAAGATAAGCAATATATATTTGATAACATAGATAAAAATAATATTAAAAGAAATTTATCAATACTAGGAGGAGAACCACTATGTCCTCAAAATTTAGAAGGTGTAATAAATCTTTGTAAAGAATTTAAAAATAAGTATCCCGATAAGATGATCTACGTGTGGACTGGATATTTATTTGAGGAATTTACTAAGCAGCAGGACGAAATATTAAAATATATAGACGTGCTAGTAGATGGTAAATTTGAAGAGGATAAGAAAAATATATCTTTAAAACTAAGAGGTTCAACAAACCAGCGTATTATATATCTAAAATAATGTCAGTGGAACTGTAAATGATGTATATAATATTTATGTAAAAAGCTATTATTTTGAAATCCTTTAAGTTTATTTTATTATATTACTTATCGTCATCAGAGTAGATAATATTTTTCTAGTCGTGGAAGAGAATAAGCGCCTTGTCTAAGGTGCTTATTTTTTTATGTATACTAAAATGGGGGTGCTATATGACATTAGATTTAAGTAAAATAAAAAATTTGAACAAAAGTCAAACTGACGAATTGATGAAATTATTTAGATATAGAGATAATATTTATATGGAACAAAAACCACTACCTAAGCAGCAAGTGGCTATGTCGTTAGAGTGTAGGGAGTTATTATTTGGTGGAGCAGCTGGTGGAGGTAAATCATCGTGGCTACTAATGGACGCATTACAAGGGGTTGAGGTTCAAGGTTACTCAGCTATTATATTCCGTAAGACGTTCGCTGACCTTATGAAAGAGGGTTCCCTTATATCCAGAGCAAAAGAATGGCTTATAAATAAACCTGGAGTGAAATGGAAAGCTAAAGAAAATAAATTTGAGTTCTTAAATGAAGATGGAACTTTAAGAAGTACATTAGCGTTCGGGTATTTGGCTACTGAGGAAGATAAGTACAAGTACCAGGGGGCCGAGTTCCAATTCATAGGATTTGACGAGGTTACACATATATCTGAAACTAACTATTTATACCTATTTTCACGTCTTAGAAAAACTAGAAGTATGGATATACCTCTAAAAGTAAGATGTACTTGTAACCCTCCATCTGAAAGTGCGCAGCTATGGGTAAAAGAGAGGTTCTACGACAAAGCTACTAAGGAGAAGGACGCTGTATTTATAAGTTCTGGGATAGCTGATAACCCATATCTGGACCAGGAAGAGTACCTTGCGTCATTGGAGGGATTAGATGAAGTTACTAAAAGACAGCTACGTGATGGGGACTGGGAAGTACAGCGTAGTGGAGAGAGGTTCAAAGAAGAATGGTTTAATTATATACCTAGAGAACATCTAAGTCCTTATAGACGTAAATGTAGGTTCTGGGATATGGCCGCAACTGATAAGGCTGAGGCTAAAACTAAAGGTAAAAAGGCCGATTACACAGCTGGTTTACTTGTATCTGAGTTTAATGGTTGTTACTTCATTGAGGATGTAATACACGGTCAGTTCTCAGCTAAAACTAACCTAGACCTACAAGGTCAAACAGCTATAAAAGATGGATACAGTACATTGATACGTGAGGAACAAGAGCCAGGGTCCGCAGGAAAAACCTTAGTAGATTATAAAAAGCGTGAGATATTTAATAAGTATAGATATGAGGCTATAAAGTCTACTGGAAGTAAGGTCCAGCGTTCTGAATTGGCCTCTAAACTAGCTGAGGAACGTAAGGTATATATAGTTGAGGGTTGTAATAATATTGATGTCCTACTGGATGAATTAGCGTCGTTTCCGATAGGACAGCACGATGATACTGTGGACGCCTTTACTGGAGCAATAAATGTACTTCACACTGGTATAAAATATAGTGTACCTAAGAGTATAGGTGATAGTGGAGGGTCATACTGGGCCGATGGAACTATGAATACTATGTCAAGTTACTCAAATGGATACTTTGGTAGCTTTTAATGGAAAATTTTTACATTAAATGTTGAAATTATATATGTAATTAATTATAATAAATTTATACAATTAAAAATTAAATATGAGCGGTTGAAATGATATATACCGCTTAACCAATTCCAAAATTATAAAAACATTCTGAACATTAACTGTTGATTTAACACAATTAAGTAACAAAATATTTAGTAAGTAAGATTGTATTAATTTTCGGATTTCATTATCAACAAAATTAGAGATTGTATAGTCGTTTTATTTGCTTTATTACTACATATAAGTAAGTATGATTAAAAAAAAGAGGGGTGAGGACCCTTCTTTTTTTAATTTACTTTAATGAAAAAAAATGGTATAATAAAACTATCCAAAATATAATTTTAATTACTACTACAAATACCCTTATTATAAATGTATTTTCTGATTTATCAATATTTTTCATTATTAAGAATATCCTCCAGTTATCTGGGGGATTTTTTAATTTCACCTTGGTTTTAGGTATTAATTTATTCTTTAAAACTGGAGATAAGTATTTTAATATATAATATTTCTCTACTATCTTACCTTGCTCAATAGATTTTAATTTTAGATATTCTATCCTAGATATATATTTTATATCAGATTTCTTAAAACACGTCCTAGATGGATTACAGCTTAAATGCTCACGTATACGTCTATTAATATCATTAGTTTCACCTACATACATAACCTGGTTATAAATATTTATGAATTTATACACGTAATGAACCGCCATAATCACACCTCCTAACATTGATTTTTACTCGTTTTATATATCTATACTAGTGTTTGTAATATTATATATATAATATCATATAATATTATATACATATGTAACATATCTAAAATAATTTCATATTATATAGTATCTCAAATTAATTTCAAAATAAACGAGGTGATAACTTTGGATTTTGACAAAAGGCTCCAGAATAGAGATATTGAGGTTATTAACTTTATAAACACAGTTAAAGTTACAAATAGAAATCAAATAAAAAAAGCATTTTTTAAGAATGTACACGATACAGTATGTATGCGTAGATTAACATTCCTGGTGGAAGGTTCCTATGTAAAAAGAGCAAGGTTTCAACAGATGAATGGGAACAATGGATTTGTATATTATCCATATGATACTAAAAAACCTAACAAAAGAATATTAAATCATAATTTATGTATAGCTGACTTTTACGCAGCTATGCTGGAAACTAAAATTGATGTTATAAACTTCATTCCAACATATTGTATAGGTAAGATTATATCTGACGCCTACGTGGAATACAAAGGCTTAGATGGGGTTACAAGACGTGCATTTGTAGAAGTTCAATTAAATGGTAAGATTGAGGATTGTGTAAAGAAATACATTAACATAAAGGATATAATTCAAACTGAAAGGAATTGGAACACTCTACCTAGAATAATAGTTATAACTAATCTAACAGATGATAAGGTTAAATTAAAAAATATTAAGGTTGAATATCTAACATTAGACTTAAAGAACCTTAGAAGTGCGCTATTTTAAGATTATTTGGGGACTTGTACTCATAAATACACACTTAAAAATATGTAAATCTGAGTATATATAACCCTAAATGCGCATAAAATCATATTATAACAATTTATCAAGGGGTGTTAATAATGGCTAGAGTTAATGTGTCTTTTAAGAATAATGAACGCGACCAGAATTTATTATCAATAATCAATAGTAAGAATGACAAAAGCGCATTTATAAAAGAGTGCATTGAGTTTTATCTAAATAATAACAGAGTTATTAACTCAACTAATAACCAAGTTAATAACTCAGTTAAAACTAATAAAAGAAAGGTAAAATTTTAGGGTGATTGAATATGATAGAAGTTTATTATGGTGCTGATATAGGTAATTATTTATATAAAGATAGTATGGGAAACTTAGTTCCATCTAAAGTTACACGAAATCAACCGTATAATAGTAATGCTGATATATTAAAGACTAGTGGAAAAACTTATTATATTGGTGAAGGTGAGTATGAAATTAACGCTAAAAAGTATGAGAAGTCTAGCTATTTACCTTTATTATTATCTGGAATATGTAAATCATTTGATGATGAATATATAAGTGTTAGGTTAGCTGTTGGATTACCTTTAAATCAGTTTAAGAGTTGTAAAGATGAAGTTGTCAATATGTTAGAGGACACAAAACATAGTGTAGTATTTAATAGTAAACCTAAGATAATTGAGATTACAACAGTGGAGGTTTATCCCGAAGGTATCAGCGCTTATCAGCATATAATGGATGAATATTCGATTGATATAGGTACTAGGGATGTTGTGCTAGTGGATGTTGGAGGTTATACAACTGATATATGCTTAATTAGTAATGATAGAGCAACTAAGCTAACATCACTTACAATCGGTAGCATACATTTTTATGACGCCATCAAGAAGTCATTAGAACGAAGATATATAGATGTAAAAATAGATTTAGAAAAAGTAAGACATTATGTACTAAATGGATTTTGGTATGAGGGCGAGGAACAAGATATATCATTCGCCATAGCTGACGCCTATCCACTGTTTGAGAAAATATATAATGAACTAAAGTTAAATTATCCAATCACAACTGAGATTGTAGTCTTAATGGGTGGTGGCTCAGAGTTATTAGCTGATACATTTGAGGATTACATTAGTGATTTAATAGTCATAGATGATTTATTCGCAACAGCAAATGGA